CCGATATCAACGGTTCATGCAGTGAATGCATTAGCCCTCTTGGTGTCTGCCTTTCACAAGTGAGTTTATAAACTATGTCTCAGCAAAATGCTCTTACGGTTTCGACCCGTGGCACGGCTAATGGCGCCGCCACTGCAACTGTCACCTACAACCCCGTCTACGCTTCGCAGCGTAACGATAATGGTTTTCTGGTGAGCGTGTGGCAGGAACGGACAGCTACGTCGCCGCTTGGCTACAGTGACCTCACGGTCATGTCGAAACCCGCACTTGGGAACGTTCCCATGCAGCGAGTCAATGTCCGATTGGTTCTTCCAACCCTCGAGACACTGTCTACGAGCTCCGGCAGCGGTTATACCGCGAAGCCAAAGGTGGCTTACACGAACGAGGCAAAGCTCGAAGCCCTGATGCCAACGCAAGGGACGAAGGAAGAGAAGTGGGAACTCCATGCACGCATGGTTTCCGCTTTCTCCAACGCCGTCATTCTCGCGTTGTTCAAGGACAACGAACAAATCTCGTAACCCATTTGCTTGGGCGTTCAAGTGTAACCGGAGTACGTTATCATGTCACATCGTCGTGTCTTTTCAGGTCGACGCCGTCTTACGACGGACGAGGCTGCATTACGGATCTTTGAATTGCTGGACACACCTGTGTCCTTAGGGTGCTATCTCCGCTTAAAATACGGAGAGATTAGGCACCTGATTGAAGCAACGTCTACGGATCCGACCGACTACTGTTTGATGATTGTTAAGGACATGCATCCGCTTGTCCGCGAAACGGCCGAGAGAAATCTCGCCGAGAAATTTCGAAAAGACTATCAAGCTACTAGTTTGCTCTCGAAACTCGATCGTGAGATCGGGATCGATAAGGAGCAGGTCGCCTTCCAAAAATGGGGGGATGCAGAGAGGAGTAACCTTTCCACAAACGATCGATTGAGGTTCTACTATGACCCTGAAAAGGGTGGCTACCGCCATCCCAACTACGGTCCGCATTCGGAGCATTTGCACCGGGCGCGTAAAATTATAGCTAGGATTCTTGGTCGGTTTAAGTGGTCGGAAGCTGCACGACATTTCGACTTCGGTCCCGGGGTAACCCGGCAGACTAAAGGTCGACGTGTCGATCTCTCAAGAAAATATGCGGGTCAACCCGCGGTTTCGCCTCAAGCCTCCGCTATCGCAGCACTTGCCATCGGTATGACACCCGTATGGTATGAAAGTCTCACAGGGGTTTCTCCTGTCGGACCGTGCAGTTACCTAGGTTTGGTAATTGATGATGCTGTATCTGTTTCCTTTGTACCAAAAAATGCAAAGACGTACCGAGCGATCGGTATTGAGCCGCTAATGAATATCTACCTTCAAAAGGGGGTGGGTACCGTGATACGGCACAGATTAAAACGCG